CTTAGTAGAAGATTATTGCCCCAAAGTGCGACATTAGTATAGAAATGCATAATATAGTATTCTCAGTGTTAGGTATCAAGTATAACTTATTCATATCGTTTTGTCAAGCGTTTTTATACATCAAGTTCTCTTTGTGACTCGATTAAAAATTCAGCATCTGCATCTGATGGATAGTTTGCGATTAGAGTTTCTAACTTATCAGTTGCATCTGCAAGTTTTACCATTTCAGAATCTACAGCACCTACTAAATCTGGATGCTCACCAATACCAGCAGGATTATCTATGTATGCTTGAATATTTGCCTTAGCAGAAGCAATCTCATATTCATACTTCATTGCTAATGCGTTGATTATTTTATTTGACATTTGTATCTCCATTTTTCATTAAGTTATTATCTCGGTTTCCTGTAGTCCTCATCATTTGAATCTCCTCTTTCTATGTAACTAGAAAGAGCAAATTTCCTGTCGGGATTTACTGCAACCTTAAATCTGGTGAGCAATTCCCTATTAATTAAAAATGTACTTTTAGAATCTCTTGTTGTTAATCCTATTGGTACATCTTTGTAAAGAGTGTTGTTAAATTTTATATCTACTAATACTATTGGTCTTTCATCTATCTGGTCTACATGAACAGGTTTAGATATATCAACAATATTGCTAGTAAATTTTTTACCATCTCTTTCCCATTTAGCAGTCTTACCTTTTATTTCTAATTTGTCTACATGAAACATGGATGCTTTAGTTCCATTACCTGTATCAAACTTAGCACGATATGGTCCAAGACCTACTATTTCTATTCTTTCTACATATCCAGCAGTTTGTGTAGAACCCACAAATCTATTTTTTGCTTTTCCAACATGGTCTAATATTTTTTCAATCAATCTTTCGTGAGACATACTTTGACCATCACCATTTCCAAAGTTAGAACCAATTCCAGGAGATCCATTACATTCTAAAATATATGCTTTTCCATTTACAATTGTGTGGTCTACACCAACCATATATGCGCCTGTAGAACGATATGCTTTTAGTATTAATTCTTTTTCATCATCAGAAAGTATGTAAGGAAATGTTTCTGCTCCTCTATGCCTGTTAGAACGAAAATCATCTTTTGGTTTTACTCTTTTTGTAGAAGCAATAATTACACCATCTATTACAATAGTTCTAACATCAAATTGAATTTCTAAAAATTCTTGTATCAATAAGTCTGCATTAAACTTCCATAATGATTGTATCACAGATATCATACTTTTGTAATCATTTACAATTGATACACCAATACCTTGTGTGCCTTTAATGGTTTTTATAATTATAGGAAACTTGCTACCTATTCTTTTATGTGCATCTTTTACAGATTCTTCATTGTTAATAATAGATGTTCTGGGTGTCTGTATTCCATTTTGATTAAATGTAATATAGGTTGACATTTTATTATCACAAGTCATCATACCATCACGATTGTTAATCATAAATGCACCTGCTTTTTCAAAAGTAGAAAGTAATGCAAGTCCTATTTCATTATCTAAAACTCCAGCACGAACAAATACAACTGTTTTATTTACCTCAAAATCTACTTTATTACCTTCTTTATCTAATACAGTTATTAAACCTTTCTCTACATCATTTGTGTTTATCCATGCATTTTTAGTATTAATGATATGGCAAGGTATTTTATTTTTGTCTGCATATTTCTTTATTTGGTTAGAAACAATTTCTTTTTCTTTAGATGACACTTTCGTTAAGATGGCAATTTGAATATCACCATCATTCACATTTTCTTCTGCGATAAATGATTGAAAGTTTTTCATAATTTATTTTTCATTAAGTAGTTATCTATTGCACTCTGTATAGCATCTTCTGCTAAAACAGAACAATGTATTTTTACAGGTGGTAATGCTAATTCTTCTGCGATATCTGCGTTTTTAATCTCACTTGCTTCGTTGAGACTCTTCCCTTTAACCCACTGTGTGAGCAAACTAGAACTAGCGATAGCACTGCCACAACCATAAGTTTTGAATTTAGCGTCTTCAATTATTCCGTCGTCATTAACTTTAATTTGTAATCTCATAACATCACCACAAGCAGGAGCACCGACCATGCCAGTGCCTACAGATTTATCATTGTCATCAAATGAACCAACATTTCTTGGATTCTCATAATGATCTAAAACTTTATCTGAGTATGCCACTTATCCGATTGCCTGTTTCTTTTTGTTACCGATGTTATATTTTGTTTCTAAAGTCCATTCATCTTTTTCTTTGAATGAAATAACTTTAATTTGACTTAATGGTGCGATTGGTTCTGGATTATCTTTCATTGTAATCAATCCCCAGTCACCGAGAAGTTTCACGATTGTGTTTCTTCTTGCGATATCATTCTCAGTCAAGTTTGTGTCTTTGCCATCTAGAGCAAAAAGTTCTTTAAAGTGTACTATGAAATATCTTCCTTGTTTGTGTAAGATATGACACGACTGATACAACTTTCTTTCCTTACGAGAAGCAACACCAATACGAGAAAGAGTTTCTCTAACTTTTAAAAAGTCATCTGGTTCTTTTAATGCAACCTCGAACATTTGCTCTTGTGACCATGTGTAATTATCTTCCATGTTTGCCACCTTTATTCAATCTATTTTTAATAGAGTTTAATTGTTCATCATTTAGCATATTAAGAGCAGACTTTGCCTTTTCATTACTATATCCATAATACTCTTTAACATACTCTAGATCTTTTAGTTTACTCGCTTTCATCCACGCACTGTATCTTTTGCGAGTTCTCAAGGTATTTAGTAAAAAATCAAACTGAAGTTTGTTATCTAGATGATGAAATCTATTCATCTCGTTTACAAGATGTATAGTATCATTAAAAGGTGCAAGACACTTATTCACAATAAATGCTGGATACTTCTTTTCCCACATGGGATCATCGCTATCCATTAATTTTTCTTTGTTATAATTTATCGCATTAAGATATTCTTTTAGTTCGTAACTCATTTGAACCTCACTTGTGCCATTATTTCTGTAAGACACGCAAGTAGATTAATCTCTTGGTCAGCAACGAAGGCAGACTTATAAGAATAATCAGCAATAATAACCACTGCGTGTGGTATAGTTGCTGGTTCAATTTTTTCATATAAAGAATCGTAAATTTTACGATAGATTCTAACAGGATCATTATCTAAATTATCAACAATCCACTTTCTAACATTAGTAAACTCTTGTGCTTTCATTGCCGACATCAAGTCATTAATGTTAGTATCAGCAATTAGAATACCTGCATCAATTTGACCAGATGCTGAATATCTTTGTAACTCATTTAGCACTCTTCTCCAATCAGGGAAATGTTTGTTAAGTAATTCAGCAACAACTTTAGTGTCAAACTTAATGTTCTCTTGTTTAAGAATATTCTGTACTCTAACAAAGAATTCTTTTGCTAGTTGTGGTTTTTCTTCTTTAGGTATAATGAAGTCAACCACACTACATCTTGAATGTAGAGGATCTATCAAACGATTCTTGTAATTACATGTTAGAATAAATCCACAGTTTTTATGAAACTCTTCCATAAACCCACGCAGAGCAGGTTGAGTAGATTGTGCGTTTAAATAATCTGCCTCATCAAGTATGATATATTTACGACCACCTTCAAGTGATACAGTAGACGCAAAGTTCTTAATCTTAGTTCGGAGAACATCAATACCTGACTCCTCCGAACCATTTATCATCATTGATGTGACACCCATCTGATCTAGCATTGCTTTGGCAATTGTAGTTTTACCTACACCTGGACCACCTGCTAAGATGAGATTGGGTACATGATTATCGTCAACAAACTGTTGAAATGTTTTCTTTAGTTCTTTTGGTAAAATGCAGTCTTCAATTTTAGTTGGTCGATACTGCTCGACCCACAAATATTTTTCCATAATATAATCCTAAGTAGTTTGTCAATTTAACCTTCGTATTTTGACTCTGTTTCAAGAGCAATCCAGTATTCAACTGAACCATTCTTGCTACTTAGATGACTGATATTTTTAGATGAGATTTCAACATCATAGTTACCTTCCATTAACTTCATGTTTTCTACTTTAAAGTAGAAATCAAATGTACCAGAACCAGATGTTTCTATATCTAATGAATAGGTATTTGCTGTATCATTCTTTTTATCTTTTACTTCTAAAGCAGATGTACCAGAAGCATTACTTAATACTAAATCAGGTGCACCTATTACATTTGCTGCTCTTTGTAGTTTACTTAGAGCATCACCTTTAAGTTCAAATGTCACTTCAGAACTTGGCATTGTAATAGTTTTACTTGGTGAAGTTACAACAGAAGAATCAGAATAAAAATACTTTAAAGAATTCTTAGGACTATTTTCTTCACTGATTGTAATATGGTTATCTGAAAAGTCAAGTATTGGACTTGAGAATAAAGATAAAGAAGCAAGAAATTCATTTAGATCATAAATTGCTACTTCCTTTGGAAAGGTTTCTTCTACATCTGCCTTTGCTACGATATTCTTCATAGCAGACATTGTGAGTAGACTGTTACCTTCTTTAATCATTAAGTTCTGATTGATAGAAGCAAAATTCTTCAGTACAGAAATGGTTTTATCACTTAGTTTCATTTTATAATTTACCTCAATAGTTGATTGTATAATTTACTTTTGCAGATAATGTTCTGCGTTCACCTTTACCCCAAAAACAATATGTTTCTCTTTCTACCCATGAAGGATAGATAATCATTGTTCCAACTTCTGGTTTAACAAGTTCGAAGTTTGATGGTCTTTGTTTATCTAAATTAGATTTAACATCAGACCATATTAGTTTGTCATACGGAATGTGTATAGAATCGTTAGGACACTCCAAGTATAACTGAAATTGTAATGCGTTTTGTATTGCTGGTAGAGTATCTGTTTCGCCCTCTTTGTTTGTGATTATGTTCATTGACATAACATCAACTGAACAGCTATTACCAGTTGCTCGCTTTATGTATTCTTTAGAAAGTGTTACAAAAATAAGTTTTAATGATTGCATGGCTTCTTCAGTCAAACCATTTTCATTTATTTCTTCTACGACTTCTAATGGGAACTCAACACGCATTACTTCAAATGCTGTTACCTTTCTCATTGCGATCTTAAGACCACTAGGATTTTCTTTTTCTTCTTCTTTCATAATATCTTTTGTATCAATAGGATTAAACATTTCATTATAATCTTCAATTGTAAATGGTTTATCTGGATCTCTTTCTGCTTCTTTAATAACTACAGACTCAGAACCCTCTTCAGATAATTTGTGTTTGTCGATACTTAATCGAGAATGGTCTTTACTTTCACCTACAATTTTCATAATGTACCTCGTATTATATAATAGTGAGGGAGTTTTGTCAACCCCCTCACCAAATTTATTTTACTTAATTTCAATTGATCTAGGTTTTTTCTCTTCAGGAATAATCCTTTCAAGAGATACCTTCAACAATCCATCTTTTAACTCAGCACCTTGTACCACTACATCCTCAGCAAGACTGAAGACTCTGGTAAATGACCTTTTAGCAATACCTTTGTGTACTACTTTTTCTTCATGTGCCATCTTTTCATCTTCTGATGTTTCAGGTGTGATAGACTTAATTGTCAAAGTATTTTCTTTTACCTCAACTTCAATGTCATCTTTTGAATACCCTGCCAACGCAACTTCAACATCGTGAGTGTACTCACCTGTTTTGATTATGTTGTATGGTGGATAGTTTGGAACACGATGTTCCATAAGTCTTTCAAAGTGATCAAAAATATCATCATAACCAATAGTGAATGGTTTTAATTGACTGAATGTAGTCATAGTTTTCTCCTTATATTAAGCAAGTTAAAATTAGTGAACCCTTTCGGCATTCACACCACTATTTATAACAATTAGACTGCAACTTGAATTCTATCCATTAAATAATTTAACATATTTTCTGGTGAAGTTTCACCATACGGATCTTCAGAATAATTGTCAGACTTGTTTGGTTCAACAAAAAGTTTTTCTACTTTACCATTATCTACAACAGCAGAGTATCTCCAACTTCTTTCACCAAAACCAAGATTATTCTTTGCGACATTCATACCCATCTTTGTAGTAAATTCGCAGTTGCCATCAGGTATAACTTTTACATTCTTAATACCTAAATCTTCTGCCCATGCGTTCATTACGAAAGCATCATTAACTGATACTACATAAATCTCATCAATACCATTTGCTTTGAAGGTATCATAGTTTTCTTCAAATCCAGGAAGTTGATAAGTTGAACAAGTTGGTGTAAATGCTCCAGGAAGCGAGAACATAACAACCCTCTTATTCGCAAATAAATCTTCTGTTGTTTTAGTTACAAACTTACCACCGATTGGACAACTTCCATTTTCTGGTCGTTCATCACCTACCCTATATTGAAATTGAACTTCAGGTAACATATCATTTTCTTTAATCATAATCTATCCTTTATAATTTTTGACTTCTTTAACATTTTTTGTTGTCTTTTTAATGCCCTATCTAGTTTCATTCTAGATACAATCTTTGTATAATTAGTTCCTTCCATGTGGTCAAACTCATGTTGAAAGATACGACACTCTAAACCAAACAATGCTTTTTGTTGAATGTCGCCATTAACATCTTCAAACTCAACCTCTATACCTTCTGGTCTTGCTATATCTAACCATAATCCTGGATATGTTAAACAACCCTCAGTCATAACTACAGTTTCTTCAGACTCAGTTACAATCTTTGGATTAAAACACGCCATAACCTCTCTTTTTTTGATATTAGAGTACATGACGAAAACTCTTTCAGAAACACCTATTTGGTTGGCAGATAAACCTATCCCCTGATGTTTTTCCATCGCAGAAGTTAAATCTTCTACAATCTTTTTTCTATCTAAGTCTTCGCTACAACCCTCTAATCTTGTAGTTAAAGATGGGTGGCTTGGATCTAATAATTTAATTTCTTCACTCATAATTTATCCATTATACTATATTTAATTTGTTTTGTCAAGCAATTTTTGAAAAGTTTTTATGTTTTTCAAATCGAATTACTTCTTTAAATTTGTCAATCAGTTGATCTTGTTTATGACTGATTACAAATACATTCTCACCCTCTAAGGTGTTTAAAATCTTTAAGAACTCATCAGTACCTGTACCATCTAACGAACTATCAAATATCTCATCTAGTATTAATAGATTGGTATTTGTAGAGTTTTTCATTTTAGCAATCGCTCTCCATGTAAAGAGTAATGCTAAATCAATTCTCATCTTTTCACCCTCAGAAAAAGAAGCATAATTAAACTTATCTCTATGTCTAGATTTAATTGTTTCTTCAAAGTTTTCATCAAGTGTAAAGTTTACATAGAACTCCATTGACTTTAAATACTTGTTAATCAACTGGTTCATCACTGGTAAGTATTGTTTGATAATCTTAGTCTTAATACCAGTATCTTGTAGCATTGCTCTTGTTGCTTCAGCATATGCTTTTTCTTCTTTTAATTCTTTTCTTTCTGTGTCGCTTTTATTAAATTCTTCTTTAAGTGCTTCTAACTTTTTCATATCAGCATCACTAACATTACTATTAGATAATTCTTCTATTTGTGTTTCTAGTTTACCATTAAACTTTTCTAACTCTTTAATTGAAGAATTAATAGTTGCTATCTCAGTTTGGTTAGTTTGTATATCAGTTGTAACTTTTGATATTTCATTTAATCTTTTTTCTGTAAGGTCTAACTCAGTTTGTAGTTGTTGCATACCATCAAATAATTCATTAACTTTATCTTGTCTATCTCTAATCTTTTGATCTTTGAATGTCTCATCAATAATTTGTTCACAAGTAGGACATTCTTCATTAGACTCAAAGAAATCAATTATCTCATTATGATGTTTATGTTTTTCATTAAGAGTTGCCTTTAATTCTTTAAGTTTCCCTTCTTTCTTTTGTACTTTAACTTGGTCGTCAACAGATAAAAATAATTTACGATTACTTTCTTCTAAAGATTCTATGTTTTTATTTTTAACTGCAACAATACCAATGTTTTCTTTTAATTCTGCTTTCTTTTCTGTTAGTATTTTCTTTTTATCTTTCTTAACATCATCAATATAGTTTTCTTGTAGTGTTATCTTTTCGGCACACATTTCATATTGATAATCTACTTCACGAATCTCATCTTGTAAATCTTTTAATCTATTCTTTAATATCATATTCATTAATGAAAAGATTTGTATATCAAGTATTTCCTCTACCACTTCCCTTCTAAATCTTGCTTTCAGTTGCATAAAAGGAATAAAGGTAGAACTACCCAATATAACAACTTGTGTAAATGAACGATAATTTAATTTTAGTATTTGCTGTTCAAGTATCTTTTGAAAATCACGACTGTTTGCTTCTTGGTTGAGCATCTTGTCGCCTTGCCATATCTCAAACTTATTTGGTTTGATACTTCTAATGACTTTGTAATGTTTAGAACCAGTAATAAATTCTACCTCTACGCAAGTATCAGCATTATTAATAGAGTTAATTAACTGTGCTTTATTAATAGCACGGAATGGTTTACCAAATAAACCAAAACATAAAGCATCTAGGATAGTAGATTTACCAGCACCATTCTCACCAATTATAAGTGTGGTGTTATTTTTATCTAAATCTATTTCTGTAAATTGATTACCTGTAGAAAGAAAATTTTTCCATTTTACTTTTTTAAAGTGTATCATATTATTATCCGTGTATTGCTTGTATCACTGATTGCATTCTATAAACATCCATAGCAATATCATGACTAGGATCGTGGTGTATAAATTTATCTTTTACTTCTTCTGGTATAAATTTATTATCATATTCAGAACCCCAAAGAAACGCATCTAGATAAGAACGAGTATCTTTAATAATCCAATGAGGAGTAGGATCTTTTTCTATACCAATACTATCAAATATAGATCTAACTAACACAGGATCAAAAGTATTTCCTCTTGTAAATATTTTATCACACTTTGGTGCATCATGTTTATCAATTAAAAATGGATACAGTTCTGTAATAGAAACATCTTTATCGGATGGTTTTAAACACTGTTGTGCTTCTGCTGATTGTTTTTTCCACCAATTAAGTGTCCCTTGGTCAATCTTTCTATCATATTTTTCTACTTGTTCTTTAACATCAAACTTCATTACAGAACATTTATCTAATAGTTCTTCGTATGAGTAAGGATCGTGTGTAAATCTTTCCTCAGTATAATTCATCGCAGCAATATTAACAACTACACAATTAAACATATTTGTAGAAAGAGTCTCAAAATCATATATCAAACATTTCATATTATAACTCCAAGTCTTGTGCTTCAGTATACAAAGACTTCATCATATTTTTCAATCTATTTTTATCCAAGTCTACACTCAACTCATCTACATATTTGTGTAGAAGTGTCATTGTATCTTCTGTATTTTCTACTATATCATCTGATACTGTACTAGCATCCATATCTGAAAAGTCTTCAATAACTTTTACATCTAAACAGTCAGCAGAAAACAATCTATCTGTGAACTTATCAAACTTGTATAGGTCTTTTTTATTTACAACAATTAACTTTACTATTTTGTCCCTATACTGTATTACATCGTGATTATCGTAATCTTCTGAAGAATCGTCATAATATATCTTTTCAAATATTGTATATGGATTTACGATTCTAGTCAACTCTCTTGTTTCAGTATCGTAGATATGAAATCCTTTAGGATCTTGATAGTCGTTCCAGTATAACTCATAAGGTGTACCGAGATAATGTATTTGACCATCGTCTGACTTGTGATGAAAGTGACCAGAGAATACTGTGTCGAACTTTCTAAACTCACTCTTGTCTAATCCACCTGATGAATGTATTTGACCTTTATGCATTTCAAAACCATTTATTTCTAAATGTCCCATCATTACTTCAGCATCAGTTTCTTGCATCATACCAAATGAATAGATTTCATTGTTAGCATTTATCCAAGGCATAAACAATATCTTATGTCCATCAAACACTACTTCTTGTGCTTCTTCATACACATGAATATTTTTATAACGACCACCCACTAATTCTTTGAGTGAGTTTACTTCGTTGGTGTTTTTAAAATATGTGTCATGATTACCCACAATTAAATGTAAGTCTATATCTAAAGCAGCAAAAGGTGTAATAAACCTTTCTCTAAAATCTTTTGCTGTACGATAGGAAACATACTTGCGTCTGTCAAAACAATCACCTAAATGAATACAGGTTTTAATATTGTTTTGTTGTAAGAATGGAAAGAAAATACCTTCATAAAATTTATAAAAGTATTCATTAAAATCTGTGTTATCAGACTTAGCACCAAAGTGCGTGTCTGTTACCAAAGCAATCTTCATAATATATTATTCTTCCATATAGTTTTCTAATCCAGATTTATTTTTAACTTTTTCTTTTGATGATTTAGTTTTATAAACATCTTCGTCAGGTAACATAACTGTTGGATCAAATCCTTGAACATCATAAGGTGTATCGTCACCTTCATTTACTGTGAAACTCTCATACATTTGATTTTCAATTATCTGATTTTTAATATGAGTTTGTTTCTTTTCTTTTTGAATTCTTCTCAAGAACGCATAGTAAATAATCTGTGTAAAATAAGAAAATGGATTGTTAGACTTTTCTGGATCAAAGTTATGAAGGTACTGTAAACAGTTTTCAATACCATCAGAAATCATTTCTTGTCGATAAGTATAGTTAATAAAGTTTGGTCTGTATGATAAACCATTCGCAATCTTTAAGAAACACTCACCGATATAATTAGTCACTTGTGGTTTGGGATCGCCTGCTTCCTCTGCTTCAATACACTTCTTTTTGTATTCCTCCATTGCTTTAAGGAATTCTTTATTGTCTACATAATGTTCTTTTTTCTTTTTCTTTTCTTCAGTCATCAGTTTGTTCCTTTAAATACTGTAGTCATTATATAATACTGGAATAAAAAAGTCAAGTCTTTTATTTTAAAAAAATATTAAAAAAGTTCTTTACTTTTTCCGTGGAATGTATTATAATCAGATATGTCGCAAGGGCAAGTATATACTAGTAATTAATGGATCTTATCAGAGACCTCATCATACAATTCAAATAAGTTATCCTCACCGACATTATCTTCATCCTCACTTTTATTTTTAATAGAATCTACATATTGTTGTAATACTTTTAATCTTTCATTCACTAATGTAACTTCGTCATCCTCACTTTTAGGAATTTCTGGAACATCAGTAAGATGCTCTTTTGATGTAAGTAGCATATAATCATAATATCTTTTCATCGCAAAAGACGCAGGTGCTAGAGTTATTATTTGACTTTTAGATATATTATAATCTACCTTCTCACTAAATGGTTCTATCCAACGACCTAATGACATAGACTCAACCATCCCATCTTTCGTTGGTCTTGAGAATATTCTCATTCTAAGCGGATCTGCTACTGTAACTGATTCCGTGCTTTCTGCGATTAATGTAACAATTATATCTTCACCATTAGACAACTTTATTATATGTGCTTTTTCTGTCATAATTTTATCCTGTCTATTTGGTAATTAAATTCTTCCTCTGCGTATATATTTATTCTTTCTAAAAAGTGGTTTAATGTAAAATTCTTTTTCTCGTTATGCGTCAAGTCATCAGCAATATCTAAAACTCTGACCGATACTTTATTGTCAGACTTTCGCAGTCCACGTCCAATGGACTGTAGAACTCGCACCCTGCTCTTACTTGGACTTGCGAACACGATGTTGTGCAAGTTCCTAATATTAATACCAGTACTAAAAGTGCCATACGATGCGACAATAATTGTATTATCTTGCTGTTCTGTAATCTCACGAATCTGCTCCCTCGTTTGAGTATCCGTACCACCAAAAACAAAATAAATATTTTTATCTGAATTTTCTTGTAACATAGTATGTAAAACCTTACCATGTTTTTCTACCAGTTGAAACAGGCAGAGTGTATTACCATTTAATGTGTTGCATAATTTAGTAATAAACTCGTTTCTCTTTTGGTGCTGTACGAGATAATCTATTTCTTCTGAGTATTTAAAATCTTTTACTTGCCTTGCTTCTTCTTCCTTATGTTTTAAGACTATACACTTAATTTCTAAGTCTGCAACTGTCTCTTTATCCATTAATTTTTTAGTAGTAGTTACCTTATCAACCTGTCCGAAAAGACCCTCCAGGACTAACCTATGCGTCTGTGTGCCGTCTAAAGTACCAGTAAGACCAAACTTATACTTACAGTTTTCTAACTTAGTTAAAATACTTGTTAAGGACTTTGCCTTAAATAAATGTGCTTCGTCACCTACAATACAACCAAACTGTTTAAAATATGACTTATGTAATTTGTATATAGATTGCCATGTAGAAATAACAACTGGTTTGTTTGTATCCTTTGAATGTCCTTGATATATTCTATGTAAGTATTTATCATCCCATCCATAGTCAATAAAATCAGAATACATTTGTTCTACTAATGATGTGGTTGGTACTAGTATAAGAATTTTACTATTTTCTTCTTTCTGTAGTAATAATGTATAGTATCTTATTATAGCATATATTATTAATGATTTACCAGAAGCAGTAGGACTTAAAAATAAAGCACGATGATTTTGTATTGCGTGATGAACTGCGTTTAATTGATAATCACGAATCTCTAAATCTTGACCTCTCGATTTTGGTTTTAATGATTTAATAAATCCTTCAATCGTTTCTTTATCAATATCTTTTTTGTGCGATACTTGTGGATCTAGAACAACAGACAACTCATTTCTTTCACAAAACTCTAGTATGTACTTTATTAAACCAAAATATATTTTACCAGTTCTTCTGTCTAGTAATCTTATTTTACCATCCCAAACACGATTTTTATACTGTGGCATAAATTTAGCACCTGGAACTTCAAATGTAAAAAATTCTGCCATCTCCATCATGACACCATCGTTGTCGCATTGAACAACTAGATAAGTTTCATTTAGTTTAGATATGTGAATTTTGTAAGGTGTTTGGTTCACCATATTGCCCTCTTACAATAACATTCCATGATACACTAACTCTACCTATATTGGTTGGTGGAACCCAATGTTGTAACCAAGAAGGAAAAATAAAACCAACATTTTTTACAGAATTAAACTGTATCATGCTACTGTTTAGATTTGACATCTTTTCTACTCTTGGTCTTAATATGCTTGCTTGTGGTCTTGGATCAAAAAATTGTATGGGTGAACTAAACTCCGAAGCAACAACATAATATACACCAGATAAAAAATTATTTGAATGTGTATGTGGTGCATGAGTTTCACCTGCCTTCAAACCATTTGCCCACATACCAGTTATCTCTACTTTATCAAACTGATATCCTTGATTTGTAATTACCTGCTCACAAGACTTTTGTATACAATCAGTAAAATTACTTAATTCAGATTTTTTATGTAAATTATCACTCGTTTGAAAAGTATTTGATAATTCTAAAAGATAAAAAATATAATCTCTTTCACTGTTAGTTATGTCATACTTAAATTCATTAATGATAGTAGGAAATACTAAATGTTCTCTCATTACATCATGCCTGCTTCAAATTGTTTCCATGATATTGCGTTTTTAATATCCCAACCTCTACTTTGTATTGAACGCAATACACCATCTATATACTTTATAGTTGTTTCTAAATAACTTATTTTATGTTCTAAGGCAATAATATCTTCATCTGATTCGATGTAAACACTAAGATCTGATTTTAATACTTTAAGATCAAATGGTTTAGTAGCATAAACTTTTGCGTCTGCTTTGCCACCATAGTATTCCCATTTTTCTCTATACATTACTTTGTAATCGCCTTTCGCACGATACAAAAGTAATTCAAAGTTTGTTTTGATTTGTAGATACTTAGAATAAAGTTCTTGGTTTCTCAAGGATTCTGTATCAAGTCTTTCATCATTTATCACTAAGTCTTTTGCGACTTGTGTTTTTAACTCATCAAGTGTCATAATAACTCCACATTATATATTGTTACAATCCTATTTATAAGGTATGTATTTCATATAATTTATATTTAAAAGTAGCATCAACTGTTAAGTATTCTACATCTGTAGCATTTTGTGTATAACTTAAATCGCCCAAAGAAACAGGGAATAGATCTTGGAATCTAACTTCTACTGCTGGATTATTTTTATTTGTTAGTAATGTCATAGTAGCATCACCAAACATTCCTCGTTCAGCAGTTGATGGTCTTGTAACACCAATATCACTACCTGCCGATGCATTATCTGGTAATGTTCTTGTACCAGCAGTTGTTATTGGACTATTAGAAGTTGTTTGTCTAAAATCTCTAAACTGTTTGGTGTTCTTAGGAAAACCAATACCTGTTAACCATTCATGTAATTGAATATAGTTTTCAAGATATTCATCTACAATAAATGTAATGTTTAAATCTTCATATGTTAACACATCTCCTAACATAGGAATATCTTTAAAACGAGATGCGACTGATGTTTCACCCAAGTTTATTCCTGGAACATTTGCAGCCACAGTAAAATACTCAACCTTTGGAAGTTGAGTAATAGTAAACCTAAACTGAGTTGGTGCTGAATAGTCTAACTTAGTTGGTTGTCTGTTTAGTGTATTATCGTATGCCATACTCTTATTTATAAGAAACAAAAAAGGGATCCGAAGATCCCTTTAATGTCAATACTTAAAAAGAGTAGCAATCTTACATTAAGTTTGCAACTTTTACTTTTCTGTAGTATTTGTTTGATGCACTAGTAATTGAAATCGCACCGTCAGTAGAAGCACCAACTGTTCCAGTATGGAATGGGTTAGCAGCAATTCCGTAACGAGTTTTGAATCCAATTTTAGGTTGGAAAGTGTTCTCACCAACAGCACGAACCATTTGTAGAGGCACGTATGGGCAGTAGAACATACCAGCATCGTAAGGTGATGTACCTTTGTAACCAACAACATAGTACTGAGAAGCTGAAATATTAGCAGCATATGGATCGATATAAACTTTATAACGACCATTTAAAGTACCAGCAAATGTAGATGAAGTATCATCAACATTCAAGTTGTTGTTTAACGCAGGAGTATAGTCTAATACACCAGCCATTTGTAGAGCAGAAGCGACATCAGCAGAACATAAGATGATGTTACCTTTACCTCTACGAGTTTGTTGACCGATCGCATTTGCGTCTCTTTCAAGAGCAAACATTAGACCTTTGAACTTCTCAACAGACCAACGACCATTTGAGTCAGTATCTAAATCGAAGATACCAGCATTAGTAGTGTTGGCTTGAGCACCGATTACAGCAGAAACATAGATGTTTCTTACAACTTCTCGGTTGATCTCAGCAAGAACTTCAGCAGATAAGATGTTCGCTAATTCTTGCTCAGCGTCTAATCCGTGAATTGCTTTAAGATCTTGTGCTAGTTCCATTGTGTATTCTGCTTTAAGAGCACGAGTTACAGCAGTAACAGTGTGCTTCTCAATTGAGAATGCCATTTCAGCAAACTGGTTGGTACCACTGTCACCAAGTGCTTCGCCTTGAGCAGTAGTTTGACCTGTAGCTGAAGTATATGTACCAGCAGGTGAGTCCATTAATACAGAAGGGTTAGTTTCTGTTGCACCAATATCACCACCACCGATTGTACCAGCAGCATTTTGGTTAGAAATATCTGGGAACGCTTCGTCTGCTAATGCTTCAGCACCTGCTTGAGATGTGAAACGAGAACGCATAGCGAAGATCAATCCTGTTGGACCAGTCATTGGTTGTACACCAGCGATATCATAAGCGATAAGGTTTGGCATAGAACGACGAACTAGTGAAATTAGGATTGGATCCCAGTTGTCAATAGATGAACCTGTTGCGTTTGTTGGAACAGACTCACTTAAGAATGCACGATCTTCTCTAATTGACTTTTCTTGGTTTTCAAGAACGATAGTAGTTACTGCCCTTTTGTACGAATCCTTAATCTCTGGGAGTTCGGGATGTGCAAGGACTGGCGACCACTTTTCTTGTAGAGCTTCAGTTTGAAACATTGTAATTTTCTCCTTATTACTTTCTACTTATTTATATAATTACTATTTTGCACCTTTAACATTTCTGCTAATTGCAGACATATAGTTTGCCATTGAGTCAGAAACATCAATGTCCTGTGCAGAGCCAGTTTCTACATTATCAATTGTTGAAGTCGACTCACTTACTACTTTAGGAAAATAATTTTCCTTTAGAGTGTCAATCTTGTTACGGAAAGATTCAGCAGAATCAAATTCTACATCTTCTGTAACTGACTTAAACTTTTCAATTTCGGTTTCTGTTAAATCTGATGTGGCTTCAGATATAACAATTTGACGAGTTAGTCGAGAGTTTTCCTCTTTAAGAGAAACAGAGTCCTCTAAAGATTTATTAACTTTCTCTTCTAATTCGGCAATCTTTTCTGATTGTGCTTCAAGCACATCATATTTTTCGTCTGGAACATCAACATAGTGATCTTCAAACAGTTGTTTTAATCCAGCGATAAAGTCTTCAGCGATTTCGCCTTTGAGTCCACGCTCAATTGCTAGTTCGTTTTCTTTCATCCACTCTTCAACAACATAGTTTAAGTAAGAATCAATCTTGTCTGTTAATTCAGACTTAACTGTTTCAGTTGCTTCAACTAGTTCTTCATCGTAGACGCCTTGCATGCGCTCAATTTCTCCACGCACTTTAGACTTAACTGCTGATTCGAAGATTGTTGCAGCTTTAGACTTAAATTCTTCAGAAAGATCGCTTTCGCCATTCATAAGTGCATCAACATCATCACTGACATTAATTTCTTTAATTCTAGCGTCAACTTCTTCTTTCATTTTTGCCTTTTTCTCTGCTACATCCGCTTCCTCTTCTTCTTCCATGTCCATTTCTTTCATATAAGAAGCATAAAGTTTTTCCATCTGATCTTTAGGCATTTCTTTCATTGCCTTAATCATTTCTTTTTGCATCTCATCTTTGGACATAGTTTCAGAGCAAGAACCTTCTTCAAGAGAATCAACAGAATTATCTACATCTTCATCTTCTTTGATTTTATCCATAGTGTCAGGTTTTCCAGCACCTTTTTGTGCAGGATCACCAGTGACTTCTTTAGATTTTGGTTTTTTGACTTTTTGAGTAGGGGAAACTACTGCAGGACCAGTGTCTTCAACACCACCAGATGTTTTATCATCGATCTTGTCTGCCTTATCAGCAGGAGCTGCACCCTTCTTAGGAGCATCGGCACCATTCGCTTCTTCAAGCTCTTTTAATACTTCTGCTTCTAATTCCTCAATAGATCTGTCTAACTCATTATCCATTGGAATTATCTCCTAATTAATTGTTTAGTATATATTTATAATTTAAAGCATCTTGAGAAACTTAGCAAATTCTAATGCTTCTTCCAACGCTTGTTTTTTTTGTACTTTTTTGTTAATGCGTTCTTTTGCTTGCGCAAGTTCTGCTTCAACTAAAGCACCATGATCCCATACCCATTCCTTACCTTCCATTATACCTTCAACGAAAGCACTAGGTGCTGAAGGATCCGCAACAATATCTGCTGCAGTTGCTAGGTAGAAATCATTTCTCACATAGTTAGCTCCATTTTTCTGGTCTAAACTTCCCATACCTCTGGATGATACACCGAGTTTCGCACCCTCATCCATAAGATTCTTTACGATATTACCCATTGGTGTGCTAAGGATCTTTGCCTCACCAATAAAGTTCTTTCCATCTGGATATAGAGCAGTAATCATATGACTTGCTCTTTCCAAATTAACTGTTGGACCATCTGGATGACCTAATTCACCAAATGCTCTTTTTTCTGAGATATACTCTTTGTTATATCTTTTGACTTCTTTATCTAGTATTTCCATAGGATAAACTCGACCATTACGATTCTTTAGGTCTGCTTGCATGAAGATACCTTTTATCTTATAGTTCTTCTTACCATTTTCGTCTTGCTCGGTAAGGTATTCTACATTAGCGACTTCTTCTGAAATTAATTTTATTCCCATATTTTTATCCTATGTGAGATTGTCGTATCCACTCTCTTTTCTTAATTTAAGTACAACAAATCCAGTTCCTGAACTTCCGTTGTCTAATACTATATCACCAGTTACTCCAGTTCCAGCATTATTTGATATGGAAGGAATACCATCACCAAATCCTAATTTACCACTACCATTTAATGATAACGCAACAACATCTGCATCAGCATCAAATGAAATAGTAAAATTTACATCTGAACTCCAAGAACATCCAACAATTGACAATCTTGGATTTGTATCAGCACCTGCTAATGTAGAAGCATCTACTATCGATGCAGCACTATTAGTAGAGCTGAATGTGACCTTGACAACATGTTCAAAGTCAGAATCTTTTATAGTTTGTAATACTACTGCCATTTATTTATAATCCTAATGTTATATTGATGTAAAACCAGCAGATTTTCTCATCCTTAAGATGACATAACCTACACATGCTGCGTCATTTTCAAAATAAATGTCGCCATCTACTCCATCACCAGCATTGTTTGCTATTGATGGCGCACCATCAGCAAAACCATAACTGCCATTACCATTTAATGATAACGCAACAACATTTGCTGTAGCATTAAACTCTATATCTAAAGGAGAACTTAAAGACCATTTACAGCCAACTATTTCAACTCTATCACTACCATCATCAGCAGCAGATTCGTATTCTCCAACATCTATTACTTTAAGTGCTGTGCCATTTGTTCCTGTAACGATAGTTTTAGTGACAATTTCAAAATCAGAGTCTACTAATGTCTGCGTTGTATATGCCATTTCTTATCCTTAAATTGACAAAACTTCTCGTTCGAAGTAATCCGTAAGTTCTTTTTCAGTAACTCTATGTTTCTTTGAGACATCACGAAGTGTCTTTTCGAAGTTATTTAGTATATTTAGTCCTTTAGTGCCGTCCATTAGCGTAAAAATCTCATCTACTGCCTTTTTCATCTTAGGAGATAACTTTTTATACTCCTTAGATTTCTTATGCTCATCTTTTTCGTTAACAGATGAATAGTATTCACCAAAATTAAGAATCATCTTCCCCACTCTCAACAGGTGTTTTAACAAAGGAGTTTGCTACTTCAACTCTTTTAGTTTCTAACGAAGTTCCAACTTTCGCAGACATAACATCATTAAATGCTTTCTCTGCTTCTAAGTTATCACCTTTGTGTAGTGCGTCAATCATATCTCTTGTATTTGCCATAGTTTAATCTCCGTCTTGGTCTGTACCTTCTAAATCATCTGGTGAAATAAATCCACCAGAACCATCTTGAGGATATCTTGTGATACCATCAGTATTACTTGGAATATCAATTCCACCATCCTCGACATCTTCACCTGATTCTATAGAAATTTGTTTTTGCATTTCTTCAATCTCTTCATCAGTCATACTTAATACATTCTTTTGAACCCACTCTTTACTGAAGAATGTGCCAATATATTGTTCAATTGATTGAAGTGATTGCAATTTATCATTCAATAGTTCTGCTTTCTTTAATTCAGCAAAGTGCCCATCTTGTAAAAAGTTATATTGAATATGCTCTTTAATTCTATCCCATTCTTCAATAGTTATCACACCCTTTAGCACCAATTGTGTTTTTAACATATCAGTAAATAGTGGTGTAAACTTCTTACGAATTCTTTGAACAAATTTAGTAAACTTCAATTCATCTCTAGTAATTTCAGTTGAACGACCTAAACTAAAATTGTTTTCTGCTTCCATACGAGAAATAGGAACATTCAATGAACGATACAATTTGTTCTGAAAATATTTAATGTCATCTATCTCACCTAAATTAGAACCTCCAGGAAGTGTAGTAATCTCAGTACCACGACCACCTTCTCGTCTTGGCAACCAAAAATCTTCTAACATTGACATGTGGTTTCTATCATCACGAATTTCACCAGTAGATGCATCGTAAACTAGTTTGTTACGATATCTGTTCATTACATCTCTTAGATATTGTTCTGCTTTTACTTTTGGTAAGTTGCCGACATCAATATAAAAGATTCTTCTTTCTGGTGCTCTTGATATTCTGTAGATAACTAAACTGTCTTCAATCATTCTTAATTGATTGATAGGTTTAATTGCTTTGTGTAAGTATGATAATACATGTCCTTTGTTTTGGTCAATTAGACCAGAAGGACAATATGTAATACTATCAGAAGATATCTTGATACCCTCTGTAGTTCCCATTTTTAGACCTTTATCGTTGTAGATAAAGTATTCTTCTATATCTTGAATTAAATCAATTTGTGTTGTATTGTCTTTTTTCTTATTGACTTGTCTTACTTTCTTAATCTTCTTAGGATCTATGTAACGAACCTCAACAAGTCCTTTCTTTAGGTCACTTTTATCAATTACTTTATGATAAAATAATCGACCATCAATATACCATCTTCTAAAGATGTCGTGCCCTTTAGTATTAAAGTCTAACAATCTTAATACAGTATCAAACTCGCTACGAATTCTTTTCTTGATAGTTTCTGAGTATTGTAAATTATCCAGAGAAATAGAAACCGACTGATCCTTTTCATCAGATACGATTGACTCGTTTACTATGTCTTCGATTGCTGAATCACACTCAGGTTGAGTAGCGATATCACGATATCTACGAATTAAATCTTGTTCAGACCTTTCTCTACCATCAGTATCCAGAACTTGACCGAAGAAGCCACCTCCAGCAACTTCGGTCGTTCCGTCATCTGTACTTGGTAAAGTGAACTTCTCTTGACCTTTTTCGTCTTTGATTCGTTCAAATTTAAAACCAAATAGTTGTGCCATGTTATAAACTCCAAACCTCTATATTTTTGTATAACTATTTATACGATTAAAATTAGAAGTTTACACCACTTGCTTCAAAGTGTTGGTATCTCCATGTAACTTCAAACTCTTCGATCTCGTTTGTAGTTTCAGTAGACAAGTCTATTTGAGCAACTGTTAATGGCCATGCGTTTCTAAAGATATAACTCTTAAGAACTGTATCATCTCTATCTAACTGCTCAACGAACAAGTCAGTTTGATAGTCAGCAGGTGAAACTACACCAGTTCCTTCTGCTAAATCGTTGATACCATTTGACCATCTTTCCATAGCATTTCTAATCATAAAGTCTGTGTCATTGATAAATGTTACAGACCAAGCATCAGCAAACTCTCTGTCACCTGCCATGTAGATTTTTCTTCCACGGAAAGGCACTTCAATCTCACCTATTGTTTGAGCAGGTAAGTTTGATGCTTTTGCTAGAAAGGATGTTCTACGAACATCCAATCCGATAGCAATACCAGAAGGTGGAGTTATTGTTACTCTGAATTGGTTAGCTCTAGCACCACCACCAATCAGATTCGCTTTAAAATCGTCTATTGCTGCCATGATTAACCTCCAACCTCAGAGAACGCTACACCAGTTCTCGTTGCGATAAAGTTTAGTGTTATGAAGTTAATTGATCGAGCAGGTTTCACAAATATATCTGCGACAAACTCGTTTCTGTCAATTACTTCCCCAGTGTTGTTAGTAGCATCACATTTAACTAAAAAGTCTGTGATACCTCTACGACCTTGAACATCTCGTAAGAATGGTTCAATTAAGTTTCTAAACTGCGCTCTAGTAAACTCATCGTTAAATTCAAAGAGTTGGAATTTAGATGCTGTAGCAATTGCTTTTTCTAATACTAAAAACAATCTACGAACATTAATTCTATCAAACGCACTTGGTTTTGATAGAGCAGTTTTATCACCAAATAGAACTACACCTTGTCCTGGGAAGTTTACAACAGGATTAACTCTTGCACGATACAAGAAATCTCTGTTTGCTTTATTAGGATTGTATGAAAGTTTAATTGCGTTTCTTACATTACCACGATTCAAACCTCCTGGAGAGAACCATGGATCCGCAACTCTATCAGTGTAAGCACATAAACCAGCAGTGTCACCATTCATTGGGACAAAACGATATACATCGTTATACTTGTCATACATGTACTTATAACCACTATCGAATACCATGTAAGATGAAGAAGGACATAAGTCAAATGCTTCAGTTACATTGTCAGTTTGTGTATTACTATCAGTAACACCAACTGTAGCAGAACGATAAGGCGAAACAAAACCAACACAATCTCTTCTTGTTTCAACAACATTTGTAAGCATTGTTACAAAAGTATCTTGACCAGCAGCACTGTCAGTAGTTAAACTTGATGAACCACCAAGAATTAAGTTTACATCAATGTTATCTGTGTCTAGATATTTTTCAAATGCAGTTTGCATTTCACCAGCAGTTACCGCATAATCGTCAGTGCCACCAGAAAGTGTTGTTAATGTTGGAGTATCTACTGCTGTATAAGAAGAAGTAGTATCAGTACCCCAGTTTGTACCACTTGTGTTATGATCCATCCAGTAAACGAAAGCAGATTGTCTGAATATTACATCAGGGTAATAAATGCTATCACCTTGTGGCGATTTAGCACTTGAGTTTTTAGA